CCTTGTTTTGCATTGATTGATATTATGAAAGGTAGTAAGATTCCTATACATACAATTGGATTAGGTTTGATTGCATCATGTGGATTACTTTTGTTTATTTCAGGTGAGAAAGGACATAGAATTCTTACACCTAATACGTCTATATTATCTCACCAATTTAGTTGGGGATCACATGGTAAAGAACATGAACTGTTTGCACAGGTAAAAGAGTTTGAGTTGTCTACTAAAAGGATGTTAGATCATTATAAAAAATGTACTGGACTAACTGAAAAAGAAATTAGAAAACATTTGTTGCCACCAGAAGATGTCTGGTTATCTGCACAGGAGGCAAAAAAATTAAATATTTGCGATTCTGTTAAATCAGTTTATTAAGTTCACATAAATATTAAGATAACATTTAGGAACTTAACATGAAGGCTCTCTTACTAAAATGGTGGCTTTTTCTTTGCGTCCAAGGCGCAGTAATAGCTATCGCTAATCATTTTCAATTTTTTCAAAGTTTATTTATGAAAGATCCAACTAGAATTGGTTTTGGAATTTTAACAATTCTAATAGTAACATCTATTTGGATTGGACAAAAAGTTTATAAACTATCAAAATTAAATGTAACAAAATCAATGAAAGAAGGACTAATGAATGATCTTTCTATTCAGTGGTTCATTGCAGAATCTTGTTTAGTGCTAGGTCTAGTAGGAACTGTATGTGGATTTATCCTCATGTTAGGTACTGCATTTGTTGATATTGATGTGAGTAATATCGAGTCAATGCAAAATGCATTATCACAAATGTCTATAGGTATGTCTGCTGCTCTTTATACTACATTAATGGGGCTATTAAGTTCGTTGGTGATTAAGATACAATTGGTTAATGTGGAACGAGCTATAGAATTGGCATGAGACTTCATGTAGGAAATAGATATTTTTCTTCAACAGCATTCATCGACCTACTTTTCAACATCATTGTGGGTGTCGCATTTCTTTTTCTGATTGCTTTCATATTAATTAATCCAGTATCAAAAAAGAATGATGTAGAATCTAAAGCGGATTTTCTTATTATCTTAACTTGGGATGATAAATCGCATGATGATATTGATTTATGGATGAGAGATCCGATTGGTAATATAATGTCATTTAAATCCAAAGATGTAGGGTTTATGCATTTAGATAGGGATGATCTAGGTGCAAGAAATGATAAGGTTACTATGCCAGACGGCACTGTAAAGTATATCACATTGAATAGAGAGATTGCAGCATTAAGAGGAACACTAGAAGGTTGGTATATAGTTAACCTTCATGTGTATAGAAAAACTAAAATGGTAGATCCAGAAGATGGGGTATCAAAATTTATTCCAACTAAGGCAGCAGTAGAATTGATACAAGTAAATCCGTATAGAGTAAAAATAATGCAAGAACTGGTGGTAGATAGACAAGGACAAGAATTTACATTATTTGCTTTTCGTTTGAATGATAAAGGTGAAGTTATGGAAACAAAGAAGGAAGATATTGCTTTTGTATCTTTGTTAAAGTTTGCAATGGGGGAGACAACCGAAACAACAATATTTGGTAATATTAATCCTGCAGGACCTGGGGATGGGTGGTAAGAAATGGATATGATATTTTATCTATATTTAAGTTTACTATTGATTGCCGGGACTGCATTGTGGGCTATAGTATCAATGCCTAAGCAATATATGTTTAAGGCATTTTATATTCCAATAGTGTTGGCTACAGTGTTACTATTATATTATACATACAATGGTATATTAGGATATGCAACTAGAGAAGATCCTCCAGAAATTATACAGTACATTTACCATATAGTTAATAAAGATACTGATACAATATTCTTGTTGGTAATAGAGCCTGAACGAACAGAACCAAGAATGTTTGCATTACCCTGGAATAAAGAATTAGAAGAAAAATTAAAGGGAAATAAAAAGGCACGTGGAGAAGGAGTTGTTGTTTATGGTAAGTTAAAGAGACAAGGAAATGATAATGTAAACACTACAGACCAAAAATGGATTTGGTATGATATGGCACCAGCGGAGATAATGCCGAAATGGCAAGATGATGAGGATGAAGATATGGAAACAAGTAAAAATGGAATAGAGTTAATTAAAGAATTTGAAGGCCGACGTTTGGTCGCCTATCAGGATTCGGTGGGTATATGGACTATTGGATATGGTCACACAAAGGATGTTTGGGAAGACAGATTGATAATTAAGAGTACAGCAGATAGATTACTTGCAGAGGATTTAGCTGAATTTGAAAAATATGTTGATAATTTAGTAGAAGTTCCTTTAACACAAAATCAGTTTGATGCTCTAGTAGCTTGGACTTTTAATTTAGGACCAACTAATTTATCAGAGAGTACGTTGCTTAAGAAACTAAATGCAGGTGATTATGATTCTGTTCCTAGTGAAATGAAACGCTGGAATAAGGCCGGGGGTGAGGTTTTGGAAGGTTTAATTCGTAGGCGAGAAGCAGAAGCTGCGCTATTTAATGCTTGACAGAGATGTAAAATGAGAGTATAATAGTATAGATGAATACAGTTTGAAGGAGCGGGAGTATGAATGTTGTTAATAGAATACATAGAGGAAAACAGTTACAAGTAGTATATGATTGTCCTTGTGATCCATGTTCTAATCGTAATTATTGCAAAACACAAAAGATGTATTGTTCTGGGTTTACAGAATATGTTAATTATGGTTGGTATGATATTGGTAAAGTTGGGAAAAGGCTGAAAAAGATATGACAATGGTGAGCAAAAAACATCGTAAGGAAAGTTTTGAATCTATGATGAGAAGGTTCAAAAAGGCTTATGAAAGAAGTGATACAGCGAATCTTGTGAGAGATCGAGAGTATTATATAAAGCCTAGTTTAAAAAGACACCGAGCTAGAAATGTTGCTAAAAAGGCAGAAGAACGGAGACAGGAGGATCAAAAGCTAAAAAGATTTCCTGGAAGGTAATATCATGGATATTAGAGTGTACTTATATAATGATTATGATCCATATGCTGCAAAGATACTAAAGTTATTAGAAAAGTGTGATTTGAAATTCACGTTTAATACTTATAGTCGAGATAATATGGATTATGTCTCTCAAGAGATTGGAGAGAAGGTTCGGAAATTGCCTCAAATTATTATTGATGGCGAGCGAATCGGTGGGTATTATGACTTAATGGAGTTATTAATTAATAAACAACTAATAGACTACAAAGGTGACCTATGTCAAATGTAGAAGAAAGAATGGCAAAGGCTAGAGCTGCCAGAAAACCGCCGAAGTATAAGAACATACATGAAGATGTTAAAAATTTACCAGACGATAATACTTTAAGTGTAAAGAGTGTTAAAGAGTGGGAGAAACATAATAAAGAGCGTGTGAAAGAATTGAAGTATAAGATTCGTCGGATGGATAAAGGTAAAGAGAAAACATTATTTGAACGTGAAGTGGAAAATAGAGAAACCTTCTTGGCAAATATTGTAAGATATTTTGATACAAGTGTGTGGTTAGATTTGTTTTACGGTAAAGATCAACAACACAAGGCTCGTTATAGGACTATAGCTTATGCATATGATGATGAAGGTTTTATAAAGACAAGCCAGGACGGATAAATAGTTAGAGATTATTATGATTTTGATTGATTTTACTCAAATCGCTATAGGCGGTTTGATGACACAGATGCATTATGGAAGTGACGAACTTGATGAGAAGTTGGTACGTCATGTGGTACTTAATACACTTAGGTACTATCGTTCCAAGTTTGGTGAGAAGTATGGCGAGTTAGTTATTTGCTGCGACAGTAAACATTACTGGCGTCGAGATTATTTCCCCAATTATAAAGCCAATCGTAAAAAGGATCGTGAGAAATCTGAATATGATTGGAATGAAATTTTTACTTTATTGAATCAGATAAAAGATGAAGTTAAAGATAATTTCCCGTACAAGGTTATAGAAATTTATGGTGCAGAGGCTGATGATATTATAGGCACTCTCGTAAAGTATGAATCTAAGTGGGATAAAGATAAAAATTTAATTGTATCTTCAGACAAAGATTTTATACAGTTACATAATAGCGTAGTAGAACAATTCAGTCCAGTAAGTAAAAAAATGGTTAATGGAAAAGATCCGACAGTATATATTCGTGAGCATATACTTAAAGGTGATAGAAGTGATGGAGTCCCTAATATACTTTCACCGGATGATACCTTTACGGAAAACAAAAGACAGAAGCCAATGCGTAAAGCAGTTATTAATGAGCTGCTTGAAGAAATGGATCGGTTTGAACCAGAGAAGTTATTTTTACTGGCAAAGTGTCCTAAGGATACTTGGATTCGTAATTGGCAGCGTAATGAAACATTGATAGATTTGAATAAGATTCCAAAAAATATCCATGATGAAATATTACGAGAGTTTAGAAATATTGAAACAGCTGATCGAGGCAAGTTGTTTGATTATTTTGTAAAAAAGAAACTTAATAAATTGATGCAAAACATAGGAGATTTTTAAGATGGCAGTACAAGAAACATATAGACCGTTGTTACATGAAATGTTTACAAAGATAAACAATAAGAAGGATAGGCCTGGGAAGATAAAAATTCTACAGCAATATGATACACAGGGATTAAGAATGGTTCTTAAAGCAGCATTTGATCCTAAGATTGTTTGGTTGTTACCTGAAGGTGATGTTCCATTCGTGGCTAATGATGCGCCCGATGGTACAGAACATTCTCGACTAGAAACTGAGGCTAGAACATTACAGAATTATCTAGGAATTAAACAAGATAATGGTGCGGTTAATCCTGCAAAACCTGAAATTAATAACATGAGAAGGGAGATGTTGTTTATTCAATTGTTGGAAGGTTTGAGTGCAGGAGAAGCTCATGTATTGTTGTCTGTAAAAAATAAAACACTCAATAAGTCTTACAAAGGATTAAATGCTAGTTCAGTAAAAGAAGCCTTTAATTGGGATGATAATTTTTTAAGAAAGGATCGGTAATGGCTGATTTTGAAATGAATGGAAGTGGTAGAAGCCTTGCAACAAAATCAAGATATAAAACTCCTGAGTGTTTTTTTCCTGTTGCCGTTGATAATTTTTTTGATGATCCCGAAGCACTTGTAGATTATGCAAAATCTTTGCCAATGGAATCAGATACAGAGGGAAGATGGCCAGGAAAGCGTTCAAAACAACTTTGG